TGTGGTGCTGTTCAATGAACCGCCGACCAGCCCGGCGGATCCGCTCATCGCGTGGTGGGACTATGGGTCGGAACTGACGCTAAGCGACACGCAAACGTTCCAAATCGACTTCAGCGCCACCAATGGCGTGCTGACGGTGGCGTGAGATGGCAACAACCCTGACGATCAGCCAGAAGGAGCTCAAGCGCCAGGCTGCTGCGGCGCTGGAGGGCAAGGCCTATGAGGTGTTCCTGGCGTTCAACGACACGACCGGGCTAACGGCTGAGTCCACCTATGCCGCTTGGCAGGCGGAGGAGATCACCGGTGATGCAAGCTATGCCCCGGTCACCGGCACGATCGGCACCGGGGCCTATGACGCGGGCGATGCACGGTATGAGCTGCCGTCCATCACGGCAACCTTCACCGCTGCAGCTGCGGGCACGGGTTACACCTACGACACGGTGGCGGTGAGGATCGCGACTGAGACGTACCTGTACGGCACCATCAAGGAGACCCCGGCAATCCAGCTGGCACCGGGCCAGTCCAAAACGTACACGCTCCAATTCGCGGTGGATGACTGACACCCTGATCACGGTTGATCTGCAGTTCCAGAAGCTGCTACAGCGTGCCCGGGAGGGCCAAGCGGCCGGGCGTGAAGTGCAGGTGGACCGTGAGCAGCAGCGGAAGGTGGAGGCGGCCGGGCGGGCTGAACGTGGTGTGCGGGAGCGGATCACGATCCCGGGCCAGGTGTTGCAGCAGGGCCGCTCGCGGCGTGGTGTGCATAGCAGCCCGCAGAACGTGACGAAGCGGCCGAAGGAACAGCCGGCGGCGGGGTATGTGCCGGGGACATCTGTAGGGTCCGGGTTCTTGCTGCAATACTCAGACACCGAAAACGGGGACGTAGCGGTTCAGATGTGTGTATTCCTTCAGGATCGCCTCACGCTCGGCCGCTTGGGTCGGCATCAGAGTCGATGGCACAAACACGCCGCCGGTTGCTGATCGACGGCTGGCGATGCGCGCCGTGACGTATTCCTCTGCTGCTACATCAACCGCGATATATCCGCTGGTGGTCGGGTCATCCTCCAGCCCGGACACGATTGCGAGCACATCGCTGGCCTGGTTCCTGATCTTGATGTTCGGGGTCACATCCTCGAACTGGGTCAGCTTGCAGCCGATCTGCACCGTCGTGATTGCCCGAAACGGGTCCGCGAAGCTCGACAGCACCCGCAGCTTGCGGGGCAACCTGGCGCCGATCGTGCCGCGGGTCCAGGCGAACTCCACGACCTGGCCCACATCAGGGCGGAACACACCCGCCAGCTCAACCTGACCCCGGGTCTTGACCAGCCCGGAACCCTGCACGGCCTCATCTGCGAAGTTGCCCGAGATCACCGGGCCGAGGCTGCAGTAGACGTTCGCGCGAATGTCGATCGTCATCGGATCTGCACCAGCGAAAGGGTCACGGTGTATTGCGTGAACTTGGCGCCGCCGGTGACGATCACCTCAGCACTGGCCCGTGGACCTTCGCCCAGCGGGAACCATGTCCCGGCTGCCGGGGTGCTGGCCGTGATCGTGGAGTACCAGGATTGCAGCGATGCCCAGCCGGCTGCATCGGTGGTGCCGCTCACCTGCCGCACCAGCGAGGCCCCGAGTGCCCCGGTGAGGTAGTGGCGCCCTGCTGCCGTCAGCTGCGGCTGCGGGGCATCCTGAAACGCCTCCATGGGCTGCGTGAGGGTGAGCACGACACCGCCGACCGTGACGGTACCGAGCGCCGGCCGTTCGGTTGCCTCGCTCTGCTGCCGCTGCTTCTCACGCTCCCGCAGCAGCACCGCGAGCGCCTGGTTCGCATCGACCAGTGTGACCGAGGCCTGCGCGAGCTTGCCGACCTGCTCAGCTGATGGGGCCTCACTGAACCAGCAGGCAACGCTGGTCCAGGTCTGGCCGTGGCCGGTGCCGGAGAATGCCACCGTGGTGCCGACCGTGCCGCTTGACAGCGTGTCAGCATCTTGGATGCGGGCGTTGCGCCATGTGTCGTAGGCGCTGCAGAGTGTGGCCCATTCGGTCGCGGTGAGCAGCCCTGTGACCTGCCACTGCCGCGCGGTCAGGCCTTCGCGTGCGGTGCCCTCATAGCCGAACGGTTGGCCGGTGAGGGTGGGAAATGAGGCGGCGCCGATCGTTATGGTCATCGCAGGGCATTGATGGTGTTCACGGCAACATCGCCGCCAAGATTCTGCCGCACGTTGACCTGCACCTCCCACTTGCGGGCAGCGAGTGCCTTGAGTGCAGAGGTGTTCTCGCTCATCGCGGTCTGTAGCGTCTTCTCTGCATTGGCCAGGGTGCCAACCTCACCCGCGAGTCGCTCGATCTGGCGGAAGGTCAGGCTCTGCAGCTGCAGCTGGCCGCCTTGCATGCCCAGCCCGTAGCGGTAGGCCACGCGGGCGGGATCAAACGCACCGGCCCGTTCGGCAGCCCTGATGCGCTCCTCATTGATCGCCCGCGCCCGCTCGCGCAAGGCGCGGCGGTTGATCGACTGGGGCATGCCGGCGGCGCAGGCGGCGAGGGAGCTGGGGGTGACGACCGACAAGCTGCGGGAGGCGCTGGTAGCCACAAGCGGCACGGACCACGAGACGCGGGACTGGGCGCTGCATGAGTGCCAGCGGCCGACACCGTGGGAGCTGCTGAGCGATGAGCCGTAGCGGGCAAGCTAGGGCAGTTCCTGAGGATTGAACGTGGCTGGGGAGTTTCTCGCCTTCGGCTATGAGCTGTATGTCGGCGCTGCGACCACCAGCGACAGCTACCCGACCAGCACCGGCAGCCTGACCAAGGTCTACAACTTGACCAACGCGCCCTTGGCGGGCACGAGCAACAGCACGAGCATCATTGACTACGACTCGGACCCCGGCTGGACGAAGGATCGGGTGACCAGCGTGGCCTACAGCCTGCCGATCACGACCAACTTCAAGCCGTCGGATCCGGGCTACAAGATCCTCAAGCAAGCGTTTGAGGATGGCCCCGATGGTGCGGCGGTGAAGTTCTGGCTGAAGACCCCGGTGAAGGATGCCTCGGGCGATGACGCTGAGATCCATGCCGGCGTGGCCACCGTGACCGGGTTTGATCCTGGGAATCAGGTTGGCGAGACTGCCACGATGGGGTTTACCTTGACCGGCTTCGGTGCGCTGAAGTGGTGGCCGCAGGGCAACCCGATTGCGACCGTGACCATCACCGGTGCAGGCAGTGGCCTGACGGCTGCGACCTACGACGATGTGGTGCTGCTCAACGGGTCAGGCTACGGAGCAACGGCTGACATCACGGTGGCAGCAGGCGGCACCGTGACCACTGCGCCGACGATCGTGCTCGGCGGTCGCAACTACAAGGTGGGCGATGTGCTCACCGTGGCGCTGGGTGATGTGGGCGGTGCCGGCACCGACACTGTGCCGACCTTCACGGTGGCAACGGTCAGCTGAGGGAGCCGAAGCGGGACCACTCGGCAGCGAAGAATGCTTCGGGTGGTCTCAGCGCAATGGGTGGCGTGATCCAATCCCGGGGTGGGTAGTTCCGCTCCGGGATTCCCTGCAGGATGAAACCGGCATAGGTGACGCCGTAGGTCTGGCCCCATGTGAAGCGGATCGAGGTGGACGACTCCTTGCGCCTGACCTGGCTGCGGAGGAATGCCCCGGTGTCCACAATGTCGCGGGGGCTGGTGACGGTCTGGCCGTTGCTGCGGCGTGTCTTGCCGGGCCATGGGTAGACCTGCGCGCGGATGCGCTCCTTGAAGGCATCCCCGAGGTAGTCCGAGTATTTCCAGAGCAGCGTGCTCACCCGGAAGTTGTAGTCCTTGGCGGCCTCGAATCCGGTCAGGTTGACCTGTGCGCGGATCATGCGGCCTGCCGGTAGCGGATCAGCCGGACACGATCGCCTAGCACTGATTGGAGGGTGGAGCCGATCAGGCCGGTAGTACCGAACGGCTCACGGGTCGCGAGGATCTCGCAGCGATGGGTGACGCCCGAGTAGAGCAGGGTGCCGACGGTCCCCGGTTGAATCCGGGCATCAAGGGCATCCATGGCATACCCCTCCAGCACATCGCCCTCAACGTTGATACCGGGCAGGTCGGTGGGTTCCATGGTGGCTTGCCGGAGGAACAGCTCGACGGTGGCCGTTTCGGTGTTCGCGCGGATGTTGCCGGTCACCGGGTCCGTGGTGGTGCCGGCGGTGGGGAGATTGA